GGAGGCAATGTAGGTATAGGAACAAGTAGCCCTACTGATAGCATAATAGGTTCGGGAACATTTTTAGATATTGCAGGAACAGGTGGTGGTGCATTAAAACTACACTTTACAAATGCTACTGCTTATGGAGAATTTAGTTTTTACAAAGGTTCAAATGGTTCTTATATAGATAGTGCAGGGGCAGCAACACTTGCAAATAATGATTTAATATTTAGAACAGGTGGAACTGTAAGCAATTATGGAGTTACCGAAAGAATGCGTATTACAAGTGGAGGTGCGTTATGTTTAGGTGTTACTTCTGCTTACGGAACTAACTTATTAAATGTAAATGGTGGTATCTACGCTACAAGTTCTGTTGCAGCAGTAGTTGCAGCAGATTTAGATATGATGGTATTTCAAAATACAGGTGCAACATATAGCAAGGCTTGTCTTGTAGCTTCTATGACCGCAACAGGAGGTACAGGTTCTTATTTCTTTTATGGTCAACAATCTACATCAACTGCTGCTATTAAAATATTCTCTAATGGTAATATCCAAAATACGAATAACTCTTATGGTGCAATATCCGATGCTAGGTTAAAAGAAAACATTAAAGATGCTACACCTAAACTAGATGACTTAATGAAAGTTAAGGTAAGAAACTATAATCTTAAAGGCGAATCTAATAAACAACTAGGAGTAATCTCACAAGAGTTAGAAGCTATATTCCCTAATATGATTGAGGAATCAACTAATATGGGTGAGAATATGAAAATAAAAGGTGTTAAATATTCGGTGTTTGTACCTATGCTAATCAAAGCAGTACAGGAACAACAACAACAAATTAATGAACTTAAACAATTAATAAATAAATAATATGAAGGAAATTCAATCAGTTCAAATGTGGAACAATGGTCAAGCAGTTGAAGCAACTATCTTAAACGCTTATGCAGTAAATGTTACTTTAGGTACTGCTGCAACTTTTTGGTGGGGTTTATTAGATGAAAGTAAAGTAGTCTTAACTCAAGGCAACTTAAATATGACAGGCGAAGATTACACAAAGTGGGGAGCAAACGATTCTTATGCTTGGGAGTTTATAGCTACAACTCTTAACCTTACAATCATAGGGGATTATGTTCCGCCTGTACCTGAACCAATAGTGCCTACCGAACCTACTGAACCTTTAAATTCTATTTTAGCAGATTTAAGACAAGATGCTCCTATTGATGAAATTTTAGGGGAAATGAACTAATTTTGGCAAAACCAATATTATGACAGCTAAAGAAAAAGCAAACGAATTATTTGGGAAATATTATAGTAGGATTGAGCATACTTTATCTGAAGAATATTCTCTACACGAAAGGTTTATTGTTAAACAATGTGCATTAATAGCAGTAGATGAGATATTAGATTTAAAGCATATAGTAACATTAAGAAGGAATATGCACGAAATGGAATTAGAATATTGGGATGAAGTAAAACAAGAGATAGAAAACCTATAACAATTAACTATATTTGTAAAAAAATCAAACATTATGAAGTACAAAAAAATCAACGAGGTAATCAACCAAATCAACAACATTAAAGGTAACCCCGAAGAAAAGGTTATTAAAAAGTTACTAAAGTTTGCCGAAAAGCTAAAACCTTATCAAGAGGAATATGGCAATAAGTTACAAGAGTTAAGACTTGATAACGCAGCTACTGATATAGATGGTGTATTAATCCTTAACAAGGATGGGGATTACAAATTCACTAAAGAAGGCATTAAAAAACTATCTGAACAAGTAAAAGAACTAGGAGAAAAGGAATTTGACTTTAAGCCGATTCCTGTGGTTAACCCACAAGGTTTAGAGCATTTTACATTCCTAGAAAATTGGACTAGCGGGATTGAATTTATTAAAGAAATAGAAGAAGAATTGTAATGAAGTTCGTTAAGGACAATATCCTATTTATAGCCATAGTACTTTTAGTGTTATGGCTATATTTTTTGGTTAAACCTTCATACTTACCTAGGGTTTCAAGTGGATTCGATACCTCCAAGTTTAAGAAGGTACAGGTAATCCATGATACCTTATATGCAAAAGTGTACATAAATCGGTACAGAAAAGGTGATTCTATACCCTATAAAGTCATAGATACCTTATATACGCATATATCCGATACGATACGCATAATATCCGATTATAACCAGGTTAAGGCTTATTCTGACACTATTAAGAAAGATTCTAATATCTTTGTAATAGATGATACTATCAGCCAAAATAGGATCATTAGTAGAGGATTTAAGGCAGATATAACCCAAAAAACTATCATTGTAAGAGAGTTCTACGCTAATAAAGCTACTAATACCCTTTATTGGGGCATTAGAGGCTCATACAGACCACTTGTAGGCTTGGAAGTACTAAGTCCTTCCTTGATGTTAAGTGTCAAAAATAAGGCTCTAATAGGCCTTAGCGTAGATATTAGTAAAAATTATAATATTGGGTACTCTGGTGGTATCTACTTAAAAATAGGAAAATAATGAATTTCTTTAGAAAAATGGTGTCAGAAGATAAAGAGGTATCTTCTAAAAGAGTAGCAGGAATATTCGCTTTAGTGAATGGTGTGGTATTAGCTTACCTATCTATTAAATATGATATTAAGGAATGGTCATTTAATGGCCTATTAACATTCTCAGGTATTGCACTTGGTCTATCAACAATTAATCAAATCTTTGAAAAGAAGCCTAATGCATAGTATCTCTGATTCTACTGAAATCTCTTCAGTTGGTTTAGCTTCAACCGCTATCTCATGGCTATCCTTTATGGATGTTGTAAAGGTTAGTCCTTACACGCAACTTGTCGTTAATGTTTTGTCCATGGTATGGTTGTCGTTACAAATATATAACTTCGTTAAAACGAAGGTTGTAAAAAATAAAAAATAATGCGTTTATCAGCACACTTTGATTTATGCGAGTTCACCAGGAGTGAGTCAGCCAAGCGTGAAGGTGTTAGCAATATGCCAACTACAGAGCATTTAGTAAACATTAAGATTCTATGCGAGAGAGTACTAGAACCTATTAGGGCTAAGTTTGGCCCTATTAATATTTCTAGTGGATACAGAAGTGCTGCTCTTAACCATTTCATTGGAGGCAGTTTAAATTCAGATCATTGCAAAGGCCGTGCAGCAGATATAGATATGGATGGACATGGTGGAGAGGTAAGCAATACAGAAATATTTAATTACATAAAGGACAATCTTGATTACGACCAATTAATTTGGGAGTTCGGTAATAAAGAGAAGCCTGATTGGGTTCATGTGGGATACAGAGGTAAAGACAATAGAAAGCAAACTTTGAGAGCAACCAAAGTAAACGGCAAGACGACTTACTCGACTTACTCGACTTACTAACCAAAACAAACAATATGAGCAAAACCAAAAATGTGGGTGTCATAGGCGATACCCATTTCCCTTTCTGCCATCCTAAGTACCTCGACTTTTGTTATGAGGTATTCAACAAGTTTCAATGTACTGAAATAGTCCACATAGGAGATGAAGTGGACAATCATGCAATTAGCTTCCATGAGCATAACCCTAATGGGGATTCTGCTTCTAAGGAGGCTATTTTAGCTATGCAACAATTAAACATTTGGTACAAGCGTTTCCCTAATGTAAAAGTCTGTATAGGTAACCATAGTGCCCTACACAAAAGAAAGGCATTAGCGAACGGATTACCAGAGAGATTTATCAAGTCCTATGAAGATGCTTGGGAAGCTCCTAGAGGCTGGAAATGGAGCTTAGAATGGGAAATAGATGGTGTTTTATATACCCATGGTACAGGATCATCAGGACAAGCAGGTGCAATCAATAGGGCAAGAGATGCAAGACAATCAACTGTAATAGGCCATATTCACTCCTTTGGGGGAGTTTTGTACTCCTCAAGTGATAAGGATATGATATTCGGTATGAATGTGGGTTGTGGCATAGATATTAATGCCTACGCAATGGAGTATTCACGACCTTTCCCCAAACGACCAACATTAGGTTGTGGAGTGGTTTTAGATGGCGGTAGAATTGCTATATTTGTACCTATGCCATTAGGAAGCAAGATAGTAAGGCTTCCAAGCAAAAAGTAGGTTAAATCCGTTATAACATAAGTGTATATTTCATTGATAATCAATGATGTGTGCACTTTTTATTTCTATAATAATTAAAGCGTAAATTTGTATGAAGACTAAAGCAGAACTAGAGATTGAAGAGTTGATGAAAAAAAGAGATGATTTAGAAGTGAGATTGAATTTAATAGTTCAAAAGCTAAGACTAACAATAATAAAACATAGCATATTAAATGTTACTTCAAATAACTCAATTAACGGAAGATGATAGCTACGAGTATGGTGATGGCACAGAGCCATCCGATGCTTGGATAAATATCCATTTAGTTGAATCCGTTACAGATGATGAAGAGGATAAAGATAAGTGCTATGTATATATGCAATCACAGGACTACTTCTACATAGATGAGAGTTCAGACTCTTTTATTAAAAGATATCAAGAAGCCTTATATGGAACTGTATTAACAAGGTTCTACGATAAAACAAATAGGCAATCATAAGAAGCTCTCTCATAGTTGGTGGTGTTTTGGTTTCCCCTCAGGTAAAATCTGGGGGGTTTTTAATAAAAAGCTCCATCGTAGAAACGACAGAGCTTACCTTTATTTCAAAAAAACACACAAAACTATTTTTGTTTATACTCCTTTATAGCGTAAGTAATTAAACCTACTAAAGTAAGTACATATAATGATCTACTAAACCAATTCCAAGCTAAAGGATTAAACTCATTTACAATAAATGCAAATGGTAGATAAACCCCTACGAGCAAAATTAGTAAATTAACCACTACATCTTTGTAATTTGTTTTCATAATCATTTGTTAAAATGGTAAATTTTTAGCTGGTTGGCCATCTTTAACCCAAGTGTCAAGCTCGATATAGAAACCTGCTTCACCTGGTGTAGAACCTTTCTTTTCTTTGATAAGGATATTAGCCCAACCATTATTAGTTGCTGCGAAATCATTCATCTTCTTTAAATCATCTGGGCCGAATGATACTTTCTTAAACTCCCCAAATGCCGTTTTCATTGTTTGTGACCTTCCTAGGAAAATCTTTTCTTTACCTGCTGCCATGTTATTTATTTTTGGTTATTAAATGCTACTGTTATTCTTTGGTTCTGCCTTTGCGTTCTGTAAGATTACTTTAAGCTGAGGTCTATACTTTGTATCTATTGCAAAATCTACTAACACCTGATGCAAAAAATCATAGGTTTCTTTTGTAAACTCATCCTTTGCTTTCTTAACTGTCTTAGGTGCTTTTTCTATCTTATTTTCTATTTCTACTTTTTCCATTTTACTTTGTTTTAACGACCTTGGCCTATGTAACTTTTTGGCCTAGGACTATGTTTATTAAATGATTTCTTTGCTCTACCTCGTTTCCTTGAGCCGAAGCTCACCTTTTTCAAACTTCCAGTCATCGCTTTTGCCATCTTCTTTATATATTTTTACTATTACTGTTTCATCTCTAATCTGCTGACATAACATTGCAGTTCCTCCTGCGTTAGCTAACTCTTCTAAAAACACCATCTGATCCGAAGAAAGTCTGTCACCGATAGCTTTAATCTCGCAGCAAACAAAGTGACCATACTTCTTGCTATAACCAATGATGTCAGGAACTCCTTTCTTTCCTATGAATGCTCTGCCTCTAACTGCTAGGTTATTATTCCTCCATACTTCATTACCATTATCCTTTAGATAATCCATCATCATCTTTGTTAAATCACTTGCAGATATGTAGGCCATGTACCAAAATTACAATATATTATTAATATATTGTTAGTACCACCTGATTAGTTCTTCTGTTGGCATCTTAACATACTTAATTCCATCCTTTGCTTTTATCTCACCTATCCTCCAGTATCTCCTTGCTTTAACCCTTAAGAACTCTGCTCTTATAAAAACTATTCTATCCCTTAAATCAAGGTTAAATGCAAAAAATTCCGCTCTTGTGTCACTTATGCCACTAGGTACACCATTATTTTCGTACTCAAGTAGGAAATACTTTTTCTTTAGTGCTTCGGTTTGATGTATAACAATGACCTTAGTGCTCTTAGCGAATAGTTTAATAGCCTGGTAAGTTCCATCCTTAGCCTTTGCTTCTTCTATCTCAAACTTTCTCCTGTTTCTATATCCCTTGGCCATGCTTTAATTGTTATTGATTCTCTAATCTCAAAGTAATCTGCATCGTTTAAATCAGATAGTAAAAGGATTTTTAGTACTTGCATTTCTGCGTAGTCTAGTTTTATCTTTTGTTCACCAACCTTAACTACAAATCCATCTTCAATATCTTTAATAAATCCTGCTTCTTGTCCATGCAGAAAATCAGTCCATTCACTATTATTTGAGTATAGGCATATTGTTTTACCATCCTCATATTTTAAATCGTAATCGTATTCTAACGGATCACCGAGATTGTTGCTTACATACACTTGTTTCATATTATTTGTTTTGGTTAGATTCTTCTACTACTTCGTACTTATCATTAAAATAATTTTTAGCAATTATTTCATCTTCAGGTATCCATTCAGTATGGTTATTTTGACCAAATTTAATTGCTTCAAGCATTTGTTCTTTTTCTAATTTAAAAAATTGTTGTGCATCAAGTACTAATGGTATTTTAAATTCATTAAATTTTTCATTAATAAAGCACACTAATTCTTGCATTGCTGTTTTCATAGGTTATTTGTTTTGGTTAAGTATATGATATATTTGGATGTTGCCATTTTTCTAAACCACATATCTTACATTTAGTTTTAGATGAAGATTTTTTATCTGATTCAAATGAATGCGAATAAGTTGTACTTGTGCCAACACTAAATGTAGTTCCTGTACTTGTTACTCCTTGATTGTTTTGAGGGCAATGACTGCACATTTGTGTTGTTGGAGAATAAACCCTTTTACATTTAGGACATTCCCAACCTTGTGGGATAAAGCTTGTTTGATACATAGTTTATTTATTTTGGTTAAGTATTTGTTGTTTTAACCACATAGCACCTTCATAATGTGATTGAGTATTAGCTGCCTTTTCTATAAATTCATTTGTTGGTAATTCAATAGGCTGCATTTGTGCAATAACTATATTAGCTATGTAAGTAAAATCCTCATTATCTAAAGCATCTCTTATTTGTTCTTCTGTATATAGCTTCATAGGTTATTTGTTTTGGTTAAGTATTTTATCCATCTTGATATTGTTCACCTTTTTGTGATATTGCATCCAATACTCTAAACAATGGTACAAGTATTGTTCCATTGGTATAGACTTCTTTTTCATCTTTAAAAGCATAATACATAATAAAGTCAGCTATTTTAGTGTCTTTTTCATCTGTTATATGCTTTAATCTACTACTTACGGATATGTCGTTTTTTACTTCTTCTTTGTTCATAGGTTATTTGTTTTGGTTAAAAATTACGTTCTTCCTTTAATTCATATTCTAATGCTTCTATTTTATCTCTTAATTCTTCTAATTGTTCTTTTTCTTTTTCAAATGAATTTTCTATTAAATCAATTATTTCATTCATAAGCCAATTAGCGTCTTCTTTCAATTTATATCGTTCATTTATACTCTGAACTTTGTCCATTAATTCTTGCATTGCTGTTTTCATAGGTTATTTGTTTTGGTTTAAAAGTTGATAATATTTACCCATCCAGTCTTGTCTTTTACGTTTATTTTCACGATTCCTAATTTTTAAATCGTCAAATTGCTTAAGTATTGTTTTTAAATATTCATCGTGCTTATTAATAACATTTGGCTTTTTTAATATTTTTATTTCATCTTCAAGTTCAGCAACTTGACTTTCAAGTATTCCAATTTTAAAATTAGATTCTTTTAATTGCCTATTTAATTCAGCAATTATTTCATCTTTACTATAAATTCTTTTTACTTGAAGCAATACCTCTCGTTCAGTAAATGTTTTCATAGTTATTTGAGTTTATTTCTTTGTTGGTTAGTTAATGTTGGTTTAAGTATTTTCTCTTTACCCTTATCTGACATATACAAGCTATTAGTGATATGGGCAAACTCTTTCTTGTCTTTAGGTGTTAAGTCTGGATGCGTGTTTATTCTATAAATCACATCTTGCATTGGTATAAATGTTTCGTTATTCATAATCTTCAAATTTCATTGTTTCAGGTAAAAATCTTAATGCTAGGTTGCGTGTTTGTCCGTGTCTGTTCTTCTCAACCTTACAAACCACTAAGTCATTAGGCGAATATTCTTTTCCACCAATCTCAATAGCCTCTGTCATCTCGTAGTAATGTGGTCGCATAAGCATAATAACTGCATCAGCATCTTGTTCGATAGAACCTGATTCCCTTAAATCAGATAACTGAGGCATCTTATCTCCTCGTTCTTCTACTCTACGAGATAATTGAGATAGGGCGATAATAGGTACTTCCAACTCTTTAGCAAGGGCTTTTAGGCTTCTACTGATGTAGCTAACCTCTTGTTCTCTGTTTTGGTTTGATTTGCCTGTACCACTCATAAGTTGGAGGTAGTCGATAAAGATTACCTTGATTCCATACTTTTGCTTTAAGATGGTGGCTTTTGCTCGGAGTTGGGTTACACTTATACCGCCCATATCTTCAATATGTATGGGGGAAG